GTATAAGCGCACCTCAGATGGTGCAGCTGGCGCAGTATACATGGCAGATGAATCTTCACTGGGTGAGGCCATCGATGAAATGCCATACGCAGATAAAACCGGACTGAGCGTTACTGCTGGCACAACCTATGAAGTGCCTTATCTACCCGATGCAGGATCTGTTTACTTCTCTGTGCATCCAGAGTCGCGCGCACTGAATAAGACTGTAGCGACCAAGCTCACCGCAGAAGCTAAAGCTGGCAAGCCTCCCTATGCTTATCAGTGGTACAAGGACGACAAGCAGGTGGTTAACGTGCCTTCCGGTGATGGCACGCTGTCGGTAACTGAGCCAGGTAGCTACTGGGTGGTGGTGACCGATGCAGATGGCGTAACTGCGGTGAGCAAGGCCGCTGAATTGACGGCTGCGACAGAAGAGTAAATAAAATGGTTGCATAGCCGCACGGATGGGGCTATATTTATTTTGCCGCAAACAGTGGATAGAAGTGGTCCATCTCGGAAGATTAGAGTAAGCAGTGGAGCATGCCAAACGGTAAAAGCCAGTTAACCTGAGCATGCGGCGCGTCCTGGCTAAGCTTACACCCTGTGGCAACTAAATTAACTTGCGGCCTAACGGCGCTGGACGCGTAACCAGCACACACTGAAATAATTGAGGTGAAATTCATGACAGAGCATGAAGATTGGTTGAAAGAGCAGGTAGTACAAGCAATGGATAAGGCTGAGCGAGGTGAGTCGGTTTACTTTTCCGAAGATGAAGCAGAAAAAAAGATTGATGCTTTTAAGAGGAAGATAAAAGAAAAGCATAGTATTTGATAGCACGTCAGCGGCAGACGTTAACAGAATCGTGACAGCACGGAAAGACGAGCACACAACAGGTAAGGGCATTGATACCTTGCGCAAAAGTGATTACGAGCCTTATCGCGATTGCGCGACGAATGGTTTAGATATTCGATGATATGCGGGTTTGAACTCAGTGCTCTTTCCTGTGGTGAATGCGCAGGCTGATGCGCGGATAGACATGCCCCACTGGTAAACGAGGCGCGATCACCAGGCGGGTAAAGCCGCTTGTAGCCGGGACCAGTAAGCAGGAGATCAGCGCCTGCCGCCACACATTATTCGGCCCTTTAGCTCAGCGGTTAGAGCTTGCGACTCATAATCGCCAGGTCACTGGTTCAAATCCAGTAAGGGTCACCAAAAACACCGGAGTACCGCAGATTAACGTTGGTGTTAAAAATAAATGCGGTGGATAGTTGAGTGCCATCTCAACACAAATTAACCGCCAGTGCATCATGTGGCGTAAAGCCTCAAAGGTAGCAATAATGCAGTCGTGCTTTTCTGCATTGCACCAATGATAAAGGCAAATGATGAAGTCAGGGTTAACAACTTTCCCCGGTATAGCGTGTAACCAGCGCGGCGATCAGGTTTGACGGCCAAGAAGAGATTGGCGCACTTACAAGTTACTTTGTGGTTTTATGTTGAACGCTTAGAGGCGCAGAGTAACTTGAAGTGAATGGAATGCTGTGTGGAGTTTTTGCCCATCCTTGCGATGGGCTTTTTTTTGGTTGTTATAATGTTGCATAATAGGACATAATTGGAATCAACAGCTCATTTATTGACAAGGGTTTCTCAAGCGGCAATTTGAGTTTACCCGGACCTGTTCAATAATTGAGTAGGAATCGTCCTAGTTGAACTGGTCCCCTTCTGGGGGTGGAAATGAAACGTATGCAAGACAAAGAGAGCGTTGCTGGTATTTCATGGCTTATCGTTCTGGCTATCGCGTGCTGGGGTGGCCTGGTTCGCTACCTCATAGACATCAAGAACAATAAGGCTACATGGAGCTGGATTAACGCTGTCTCTCAGATGGTTGTTTCCGGTTTTACTGGCGTTATCGGTGGGCTAATCAGCGTTGAAAGCGGGTTCAGCCTTTATATCATCCTGGCGACTTCCGGCATGAGTGGTGCAATGGGTTCTGTTGCGCTGTCTTATTTTTGGGAGAGAATTACTGGAGTGAAGAATGCAAATCAGTGACAAGGGCATCGCCCTGATTAAGAATTCAGAAGGCTTCCGTGGAAATGCCTATCCAGATCCGGCAACTGGTGCAAAGCCATACACTGTAGGGTACGGCACAACAGTTTACCCGAGCGGCATGCCAGTCAAGCTGGGAGACAGGGTTACACAGGAGCAGGCTGACGCCTACCTGCGCAATGACGTGAAGAAGTTTGAGTCGGCAGTGAGCAATGCCGTTAAGGTTAAACTTACTCAGGGCCAATTTGATGCGCTGGTGAGTATTGTCTATAACGTTGGCCCGGGAAGCAAAAATAAATCTGGCATCATCCAGTTAAAGGATGGATCACCATCAACACTTCTTCGCAAGCTTAATTCTGGTGACTACTCAGGTTCTGCCGATGAGTTTATGAAGTGGGTTTCTCCAGGATCATCAGTCGAGAAGGGTTTGCGCACCCGCCGCGCTGCTGAACGTGCGTTGTTCTTATCGTGAACGTCGATATCAAGTCACTAATCATGCCAGTGGTATTTCTGCTTCTGGCTTTATGTGGCTGGTATTATCACGGCCAGTATAAGCAGGCATCAGCAGATCTTAAGCTGGCTAAGTCAACAATCACCGACATGCAGACACGCCAGCGCGATGTTGCTGCACTCGACGCAAAGTACACCAAGGAGCTAGCTGATGCTAAAGCCAGTAACGATTCTCTCCGCAATGCTGTTGATGGTGGCCGTAAGCGGTTGCGCATCGCAGTCGCCAGGAAAAACGCCGCCACCACCCCCGGCGTGGGTGATGCAGGAACCGCAGAACTTGCAGAATCAGTTAGACAAGATTATTACGATCTCAGATCAATGATTGCATTGCAGGATAAGCAACTGCGGTCGGCGCAGGAATATATCAAAACACAGTGCTTGAGGTGATTAATGGCTAAAAAGTTAAAGAAGCATCTTGAGATTACAGTTCCGCTTTATGGCGTTGTATTCATGTGCTTCCCTACCGTTGAAGCTGAGAATAAATTCCTTGGCTGGGAGAATATGAGTCGCAACCATTGCGCTCACGTTTCAGTGATAGACAGCGCAAACCTTCCATCTCGTGTAGTAATGACATTCAGATCTTTAGATGCATATTGCACTGAAACACTTGCTCATGAGTGCGTACATGCAGCGTGGGGAGTTTTAGAGTTGGTTGGAGTTAAGTCGGACGTGGATAACCAGGAACCTCTTGCCTACCTCACTGGATGGATTGCAAGGCAGGTTAATAACTTCATGATTGCGCATGTTGATGCTGCTGCTGAATAATTGCCTTACACAGCGTTATGATATAACATCATCGAAAGCGGTTGGGCCGCTTAATTTAACTGCCTTGGGGGCATACTGATGAATCGTTTTATGCAGTCTTTTTTATACGCTTACCAGTCTGAGGCTGGAGATGAAGAAAAACCAGCTGGCGGCGATGCGCCAAAGACTTTCACCGCTGAAGAAGTTCAGGCTGCTATTGCAGCTGCAGTTGAAGCGGAAGTCGCTGGGCTGAAGGCTAAGACAGATGAATTACTGGCAGAGAAGAAAGCTGGTGATAAACGCCGACAGGAAGCCGAAGAAGCTCGCAAGCTTGCCGAGCAAAAGGCCATGAAAGAAGAAGGTCGCTTCGACGAATTCGAAAAGACGATTCGCGGTCAGTATGACCCGGTGATTGCTGAGAAGGATGCGCGGCTAAGTGCCATGCAAAACCGCATCCTCTCAAGCGAGCAGAAAGCCGTGATTGGCAGCCTGGTTGGTGATTTCATCGACCCAAGCGCAGCCGATGTTCTTGGCCTTCTTGTTCGTACAGAGTTCGAGGGGGATGAGGTGGTGACCAAGTTTGCTGGCGCAGATGGTAAGGTTATCACTACAGATCCGGCGCAGTTCAAAAAGTACCTGCGCGAACACAAAGCATTTTCGCACCTGCTAAAAGCAGATGCAGCTTCCGGCGGTGGGGCTGGCGGTAGCAAAGGCGGCGGGGCCGCAAATAACTTCAGTGAAATGTCTGAAGCTGAACGCATTGAGCTTTACAACAAAAATCCCGCCGAATTTGAACGGCAAATGAAACTACAACGAGGTAAGTAAATGGCTATCACCACTATCGGCGACATCGTAACAGGTAAAACTCCTGTACTGCTGTCCTACATGACCCAAGATCCTGTCGAGAAAACCGCATTCTTCGATTCAGGAATCCTGACACCAACCCCATACGCCGCTGCTATTGCGAATGGCCCATCAAACCTGGCTAACATTCCATTCTGGAAAGCTATCGACTCATCTATTGAGCCGAACTATTCGAATGACGTTTACCAGGATATCGCGACTCCTCGCGCCGTTAATACTGGCGAAATGATGGCTCGCGTGGCTTACCTTAACGAAGGTTTCGGCCAGGCAGATCTGACCGTTGAACTGACCAGCCAGAATCCGCTTCAGTCAATCGCATCTCGTCTGGATAACTTCTGGATGCGCCAGGCTCAGCGCCGACTGCTGGCGACCTCGCTCGGCATCTACAACAACAACGTGACCGCAACAGACGCATACCATGAGCAAAACGACATGGTAATCGACGTCTCTGCCACGCTGGGCTTTGATGCTGGCGCATTCAT